GAATAATGCTCCTTGTGGTTGCGACAAGAAGCAAGTTGAACGCTTGATTAAAGAATATCATGACTAAAAAACAATATAAACAACTGCTGCTAGATCACTTCACAGAGCAGTTGAATAAACTCACTGCAAAGGAACTGAAGGAACTTGCATCGAGGTATACATGAAAGATTATGTCTGTATCCCAATGTGGGACCCTATTTTTGAGATGATGCGCTATCATTGGGTACATAAGACAGAAAAGGATCCTGTTCAATACGTGAAAAATCTTAATCCAGAGCAAGAAGTCTTATGAGTAGTAAGATGTTATTCCTAGTTGACATTGGTAATGGTAGATGTGTCAGTCACGATGGATACATTCAGATTGGTATTTTCTCTCATAGTGTAGAGAAGCACCTTGAGTTAAATCCTGAACAAGAATGGCAGGTAACATATTGGATGCCTGATCCATTCTGTATCAGATACCCAAGACCAAACTATCAGCATACTATGAAGGCAAACGAGGGTTCACCCAGAACTGACAATGCTGGTGATAGTAGACCAAGAGACTTCCCTGACCAAGCAACTGAAAGACTTGAGAGAACATTATGAAAATGTGGGAGACAAAATGCTCTGGGTGTGGTAAAATGACCCCAGCAAATCAATGTCCTCAAGTCGGATGCTATGTTCCGTCCGAGAAAAGATATAAGAACTCGCTATGTAAACCTTGCTGGTTGAAAAATGAAAAAAGTTGAGATCACTCCTCAAACATACATTGATATGAATAAAGAGTTTGTAGAAGAAGATATTCCTTTCAGAATTAGTATTCCTACACAGGAAGCAATTGATGAGTGGCAATCACAACCATCATCACACGTTGGTGTTGTACATGAACACGATATGGTTGCTGCAATGTGGGCAGAGCATAATAGGATAGAAGAAGAACGTAAACTACAACTTGAACTTGACTTATGAAAGACTTTAATACTCCGGGGTCCAATAAGATTGGGATGGACGAAAGTTTCAAAAAATATATTGTCGAATGGCAACTCGAAAATGTTCGTAACGTGTTAAATGGGACATTAGAAAAGAAACTCCTTGTAAATAGCAAGGGAGAAGTATCCAAGCAAATTGTTATCAACTATACCGAAAATGAAGACATCAGTAATTTACAGTAACGGAAATCAAGAGTGTGAGCGCATTGCAATGCTTTTAAGATCTCTTGGTGGTGAATTCCACGAATATGTTTTAGATTTTGATTTTGATGATCATCAATTTAAAATGGAATTTGGTCCAGATGCAACATATCCACAGGTTGCGATAGGCAACTTTCACGTAGGTAATATGCACGATACGATGGACTATTTAAAAAATATGGGTCTGCTTGACGAGAGTTGACAGATCAGGGCACATACGTTATAATATGGGAGTCCTAAGGGGCGGTGGCGGAATCGGTAGACGCACCAGACTTAAAATCTGTTGAGAGAAATCTCGTGGGAGTTCAAGTCTCCCTCGCCCCATTTCACTACTAAATAATCCGTAGTGGAAAAAGTCATGAAATACGAACTTTCCCAATCTTATTGTTTTTACATGGGACAAGTGGTAAGAATGTATTTCATACAAGGTATTCCATATACCTTTGATGAACTACCACAAATCATTCAAGATCACCCATCAGTACAAACCGAAGCATTGCAAGGTTGTGATTGGGATGATGAAGAATTATATAAGTGGTCTTCGTATCTTGCTGAAGAGGAGTGTCATCCTCTGATGTTTGATATTGAAGTTAATGATCCTGAACTATTACCCAAAGATGATTGATATATTTAATGAATGGTTTGAGGGAACGTGGGAGAATAAAGTTCAGGCATTTTCATATCCTTCAAAGTTTGCTATGGTCCGATTGGTCCATAAAAAAATCCAGGGTACAGAATCCATGTACTATGGTGAGCAAGCATATAACTATTCTGTAGACGCACCTTATCGTCAATTTATTGTAGAAGCAATAGAAGACAATGGGTTGCTACGAATAAAGAACTATGATTTTGATAAAAAATTCCATTTGGGGTTTAAAAATTTAGAATCTCGTCCTGAAGGATTGACTCATAAAGAGTCTTGTGATATAATGTTTACATTCGACGGTGATTCATTCCAAGGTTCACTCCAAGGATGTAGTTGTTACGTTGAATGGCAAGATCAAGTAACCTATATCAAAAATGATATCTTTCTATCGAAAGAACAATATAATGTAGTTGATAGAGGTTATTTGGTGAATACCGACAAACAAGTTTGGGGCGGCAAATACGGTCGCTTCAAATTTTTAAAGACGCCCCTGTAGCTCAGTGGTAGAGCAGTGCTTTTGTAAAGCAAAGGTCATCAGTTCAAATCTGTTCGGGGGCTCTCAATCCTCTATAGCTCAGCTGGTAGAGCACGGAACTGTTAATTCTGTTGTCCCTGGTTCGAGTCCAGGTGGAGGAGTTGGCAATATTGCCAAACTAGAACCCCTTCCGTGTGCTTAAAACCTCCCTCACAAGGGGAGGTTTTATTGTATAAATAATCCAAGAAGAAATAGTCCTAGAAGGAACGGGTTAATTATGCCTCTTACAAGACTTGATAATCTTTACTCAAGTAAAACGGGTAAGTATCTATATGTATCGCCAGATGACTTTAACGCGACTGATGAGTTAGACAATAGAGGTAACTCTCCTTTACGCCCATTTAAGACGATTCAGAGGGCATTTATTGAGGTATCACGTTACTCTTACCTGCCTGGTAAGGATAATGATAGGTTTGACCAGTTCAGTGTAATGCTGATGCCTGGTAATCACTTTATTGATAACCGTCCTGGTCTTGTAGACGCAGCAACACCAGTATCACGTAATTTTGATGCTGGTAACCTTATTGAGGCAAATACTAAACAGATTATTGATAGAGCATGTGCTGAAATCGCCATTCAATATCCTGATTTTTACTTCCCTGGTGATGCACAAGTTGATTCTGGCACTCGCCCTTCAGATGCCTATCGACTGATTCAGCAAAACCGTAAAGAAATTGTTGATCGTGCTACTGCTAAAATTACAGTAGATCATCCAGACTTCTTCTATCCTGGTGATGCTGCAACTGAGTCTGATTATAGATTTAAAGATGCATATCGTCTGATCCAACAGAACAGACAAGAGATTATTGATAGTGCATGGACAACCATGAATCTTGGCGCTAATCCCGCCGATCCTGCTGATGAGGTAAAGTGTAAGCGTGACATCGGTCTTTTAATTGATTACATTGGTCTCGACCTTGTAAACGGTGGTAACGAGTATGCCCGTAAGTTTACCCTGAAGTATTTCCAAGGTGGTGTATTCTCTTACATCATTAGTGAAGTGCTGTCTACAAATGACGCATATAATGCTGCTAGGGATCTAATGATCCAAGCAATGCGTAATGAGTTGTCAATTACTGATTCTACTATTACCACTTCATCTGCAGGAACACCTGCTTGTGATGATGTACAGTCTGCAATCACGACTCTTGTACAGATCGTTACTGATGCATTTACTGCTGCTGATGCAGCAGGACTTCCTGCAGAAACATTAGGCACAGATCATACTGGTGAAGCAAAATGTAAAGCAGATACTGGTAGATTTGTAGATGCCATCTCACTGGATGTTATTCAGGCAGGTGGTAATGTTTATGCTCGTAAGTTCGTTAAGAACTATTTTGATCAAGCAGGAACTGCTTGGATTACTAACGGACTTCAAGGTGAAGAGCAGCAGTCTATTACTGCATTTAATGAAGCAAGAGACCAAATGATTCGTGCTCTTACGAATCAACTTCTGGTACAAGATCTTACACTCACTGCTGATTCTGCTACTGGTAGTAATAGAGATCCTGCATCTTGTGCAAGTGTTAGTACTAATATTGGTACGTTAACTACTATTGTAACCACTTCGGTTGGTGATGGTAATCTCACAAACCTTCCTGCTGAAGTTGTAACAGATCAAGCAACTGCTGGCGAAACTAAATGTAAGCGTGATATCGGATATGTTGTAGAAGCTGTTATCGCTGACGTTCGTAACGGTGGTAATGCTAATATTATTTCCGCCACTAAAAACTATTTTGACCGTGATGGCAACCCTGTTGCTGATGGTTTAGTTGGAGAAATTACTGAATCAGTAACTTCCTTCAACAAAGCAAGAGACATGATGAAACTTGCTGTAACTAACTCGCTGTATGAGAAGGATCTTACTATATCTCCAGGTCCTGCAATTGCAGGTCAGGCAACGCCGACTATTGAATACAACGCATCAGGCAATATCGCTACCTGCGTTGATGTTCAGTCATCCATCACAACACTTGTTGCTATTCTCACTGATACCGTCACTGCAGGTACGCTTACAGGTCTCGCTTCAGTTCAGGTTACTGGTACTGTGCCTGTATTTGATTACAACAGAGCACTGGAAGAATGGCAGGATGATTCGATTCTTGATCTTTCCAATCCAGACAACGTTCTCTACAAGTTTAACTCCACGACTGGTGGCGCTATCGTTCCCAGAGGTTGTTCGCTGATTGGTTATGACCTTCGACGCACGATTGTCCGACCTTTGTTTGTCCCTAATCCTATAGATGGTGATTACGGAAGAACTTCTATCTTTAACTTGACTGGTGGTTGTTACTTGTGGCAGTTCACTATCAAGGATGGTGACCTTTCCGAGAACTCCCCTCTATATGATCAGGCAGATCGTGTTGGTAAAGTATACGACAATCCAACCGATTTCTCTTCATTAGCGATTCCCGAGTATTCGCACCATAAGATCACTATCATGACTTATGCGGATAATAATGAACTCGATCGTTATTACGAGAAGGTTGGTAGAGCATTCGCACAGTTCCAACCTACAATTGATGATGGTGATTTAGAGGCACTGGTACAGGAAAACCGTATTGTTGGTCCTCTGTCTGATACCAGAACAATCGAGAGTCTTAAGATTGACGATATCCCTGGTACGTCTACTTCTCGTATTACAGTAACTACAAAGATTGATCATGGATATTTTAGAGGTCAGTATGTTGCTGTTATTAATAGTGGACTATCAGATAATGTAAATGGTACATTTAAGGTTGACACTGTTGATCAATCTAACGCTAAATTATTCTCTTATATTATTACCATTAATGCTGCTGGTCTGGGATTAGTTTCTGGTACAACATACACATCTGCCAATGGTCTTGGCACCAACGGTGTTATCCAAGCAGAAATCGATTCTGTTGAGTCTGCTTCTCCTTACGTCTTCAACTGTTCCATCAGATCCACCTGGGGACAGTGTGGTATGTGGGCAGATGGATCCAAGGCAACTGGATTCAAGTCGATGGTTGTTGCACAGTACACGGGTGTTTCGCTCCAGAAAGATGATAGAGCGTTCATTCGTTACGATAGATTTACTAACACCTGGAATCAAGCATCACTATCTGATGCATTTGCTACCATTCCTTATCACACCAAAGGTGATGCATACTGGAAGGATGATTGGAGAAACTTCCACATTCGTGCAACGGATGACTCATTCATTCAGTGCGTCTCGGTCTTTGCTGTTGGTTTCCACGATCACTTCCTGATGGAAAGTGGTGGTGACATGTCTATCACCAACTCGAACTCCAACTTCGGTAACACTTCACTTCACGCAATTGGTTTTAAAGGATTCTCCTTCAACCAAGACAAAGGTGGATACATTGATTCTATTGTTCCTCCCAAGGTTGTTAATACTTCTGCTACAGCAATTATTAAGCAGCAATATTATACAATTGATATTGAAGCTTCAAATGACCAAAATAATCATACCAGACTATATCTTGCTGGTGATACTAATCAAGATCCTGCAAATAGACCCGCAGCTACTATTGGTGGATATCGTATTGGTGCAGCATCTGGAGACAAACTATATGTTAAATTGTCCTCTGGTGGTGTAGGTGGTAAGCAAACTTACGCATCAGAACTATCTCCAAGTGGATTCTCTACCTATACTACATCACTTTCTACGTTAACTCCTGCCGCACTTAACATCACTCTTGATGTTGATGGTGATGGTAATGATGATTTCAATTACGCACAAGATGCAGCAAATCAAATTGAAAGAAATAGAGTATGGTTGCAGCAAGAAACATACGGTTATATTACTGCGAAGTATCCTGATCTACTAACTAATCCTAACATCACGATTGGTAAGTGTGAAAGAGACATCGGATACTTTGTTGATGCAACTGTTAAGGACTTGCGTCTGGGTGGTAACATCAATACACTTCTTGCCGCTGAAGGTTATTTGGTTGCAGGTCAGTTAGATTATGTTGACAATGAGTTGACAGAAACTCTTGAGGCATATGATTACCTGAAGCGCCTGATGATCGGCGCAATGCGTAATTTCAACCTCTTGATTAAGAATACAACTGTAACAAATGGTAGTGCAACTGTTGTAGTTGGAGATACATCAGGTCTTGTTCCTGGTATGCTAGTCAGAGAATTTAATAGTAGTGATTTTACAGATGGTTTAGTTGATCCTACGGTTAATGCTGACCTTACTAATATCGATATTAGTGCTGCTGTGATTGATGAAGTTGTAAACTCAACTACAATTACATTAAAAGATCAGACAACTAACCAACCATATTTGGCAGTTGGAACAACAAATACTGCTTGGTTGTATTTTGAGAATCTTTCTTACTATGCTCAATCATTCCAGTATGCTAATACTGATATCACCCAGGATACAAATTATCCGGAATGTGATAACATTGCTACCGCAATTGCAGGATACTTCGATAATGTCAACTTGGTATTGTCCGGCAATGCTAGTCAAGTAGTAAGAGTCGAAGCACCTATCGAGTCTCGTTCTTTAACAGGACGTGCGACATTATTTACAATTAATACCGGTGGGTTGCAATCTGATCCTCATGGATTACAAACTGGTACTCCAGTAAGACTGATTCCAAGAGCATTAACAGTTGACACTGACAAGCGTTTGGTTAGACTTCCAAGAGGATTTAACACAAATACGGTATACTATGTTATCGCTCCTGGTAGAGATACATATCCATACTCATTCAATAGTACAAGTGAGTTTGATACAACTGCAGAAACTTCTCTGTTACTTGCTGCTACGAAAGAAAATGCAGCAGCTGGTATCTACATCTACTCACCAGAAACTGAAGCAATTGATCCTGGTGTAGAAATTATTCTTCAGCAGTATGTTCTTGACGAGTCGTATGACTTACATCGCTATAAATCTAATGTAAGTGGAATTTATCTTGAGACTGATATTCCACACATCTTCGATATTCCTCTTCCTAACGTACCAGCACAGAAGATTTTCTTTAGAACATCTTCCGATGCTAATTCACAACTTCCTGATATTGCTGGTGGTGGGCAAGTAGAGACAGATGTTTACTACTATCCTCGTTATGTAACCAAGACGAAGTTCTCGGTTCACACATCTCAAGCAGATGCCCAAGCAGGTGTAAACGCGATTGTATTTACAACAGGTAGTGGCAGTGACTTCCTTGTATATGGAGATAAGAAAACATCTCCACTGAAATTTGATGCGTCTAACTACGATAGATGGTATCTCAATGTTATAGACGAGTCATCAGGTGGAATAAATGCTAATAGTATCTTAACTAGATTCCATGCATCTGACTTTGTAGATGGCACTGGTAATCTCTTCACTCCTGATACTTGGTATCAGAGATATGAAGACAATAGAACTGAACTCGATAGAATCTATCGTTTGCGTTATGTTGTCCCGCAGTATCTTGAAAATGTTCGTGAACCTCTTAATGGTTATGTCATCAAGACAAGAACTGATGATAGAAGAAGATTGCGTCCACAGAAGTTTATCTTGGAACCATACAGTAATGGTGCCCCTGATGTAGCACAATTCTTCAATCCGACACAACCCACAGAACAAATTGGTGCTTCTTTAGCAGATTTGAATACTGCTGGTGTTGATATCGATGCTACCGAGAATCTGTATGATCCATATGAAAATCCTTTACAGATTGAGTTCCAATCAAAGATTGTAACTACTATTCAAAGTGCAAGAACGATCACTAATGACCTCGGTGAAACTAGATTAGAAGCAACAGTATTCGATCACACTATTCTTAATCAGAGTTTAAAGAACGAAATCTTTACTGTTATTGAAATTTCTGGTCCTCAAGGTGTAGGAATTGAAGAAGATCTATTTAATAATGATGACGACAACTATGTTACTTGGAGTGGATACTGCACCGGTTCTGGATATGTTCATGCATATTTCCCAGCAACTATTGAAGCAACAGCATTTGTTGTCCTTAAAAATATCACTGGCAAACTTGATTATGACACAGGCACGGCATACAATGTAAATACTGCCACAACATTCACACAATCGAATGGAACTTTCTGGACTTTGTTGGGCGAACCTGATAGTTGGAATTCACTTTCTCCTTATCTTGGCGCATCACGATCTAGTAGAGATAACTTCTTGTATAGAATCGAGGGAGCAAATGTTTATACGATCGTTCCTGGTGATAGAGTAACAACTCCTGGTGGAGATACTTACACCGTATCAACTGTTGCTGATATTCCTGAAATTGAAGATACTTTCTACATCTATGATGTCGAACAGATTCAAGAAGTTATTCCTGCACAGCAAGATGGTATTTACTACCTTACTGCTGTACGTGGTAATATGTCTCCTCTTCCTACAGGTGCAGGTGTTGGCGATAACTTTAGAAATTATAAGTTCTCTCAACCAATTTCTAATCTGTATCCTCTGGATTACAAGAATGATCCTCTGTGGTTCCAGGTTCAAGATAACGGAACTAGAGATGTAACCATTGTTGATCCTCCAGCATCAGTAGCTGCAGCAGATAACTACGTTCATGGTCTTGTAACACTTAATGATTACAAGTATAGTGAGACTAAAGAAGCAGTTACTGACCTTCTTGCTACTGATCCACTTCTTTCTTATCAATTTACAAATACTACTTCTAATGTAGATGGTGATATTGTTGATAACAGATTGAGAGCACAAGATGGTAATGCTTCAATTGGATCTGAAAACAGACAGATTTCTATCTCTGGTGACTCTGAATATCCTCTTGATGGTAGATTCTATGTTGAACTTCGTAGACCATCTATTGCAAGATCTGGTAACCACACATTTGAGTATCTTGGATTCGGTCCTGGTAACTACTCAACTGGTTTCCCACTTCGTCAGGAAGTTGTTCTATCTGATAAGCAAGACTTCTATGCACAAGCAAAACGTGAAGACGGTGGTATTGTCTTCTACACGGGTCTAAACTCTAACGGTGACCTCTATATTGGTAATCGTAAGATCAACGCTATTACAGGCGAAGAGACGTTCCTTGAGCAGGCAGTTCTTGCCGACAGTGGTGATGACTCCGACACTATTGGAGCACTGGTTACTACATTCGACACTGCAGTTACATTTAACGACAAGGTAACTATCGAAGGCGATAGTTTCCTGAACAACCCGGTAACAATTAATGTTGACCCATTCGAGGGAGATTCACTTCGCATCTTATCCCTGGTTGGTAGTGGTGATGATCCAACTCTTGACAGATCTTCTTTCAGAGACAACAAAGACGGAGATATTGTTCTAACCAAGAACGAAGTTAGATCAGCTGTATTTAAACTCAATCCTCGCGGTAACGTAGGTGCCCAAGGTCAGGTTTACAGCATCAGAACACATTACACTGGAGGAAGTCCTTCTAATGTAACACCAAATAATAGTGGATTAATTGCTGCTGGTGGTTCTGCTTGGTATACCTTGCAGAATATCACTTATGGTTCTTCTATCGTTCCTAATGCTGGTGATATTGTTTGGAAAGGTGAGGAAGTTGGTTATTCCGGATCTTTAGGTTCGATTTACTCTAACTTCTATACCGAGATTGCAGATGCTCAAATCTTTACTATCACATCTGATAATAGCACTACAATCACCATTCAGTGGTCTACTGGTATTAGTAACCAAGACTTAAAAGTTAAAGTTGGTGAGCAACTTCGCATTAGTAGTTTCAGTAATAACTTCTTTGATGGATCTTGGAATATAATTACAGCGGTAGATTCAGAAAATACATGTCAGATCAGACTCTTTAACGAGATCGCTGCAAATGTATACAACTGGTCTACTGAAGGTCCTGGTGCAAAGATTGAAATTTCCGAATCTACTTGGAAAGAAACTGGTGTACTTGGAGCAGAAGCATTACGTACCTACACTAATGTCCCTGGAGACTATAAGTTAGGTATTAATACAATTGGTAGGAGTAATCAGGAAGCAGCATTGACTGCATCTGTATCTTCCGAGACTGATCCTCGTGCTAACTTGGATGTTGTTGGTAATGCATTCATCAGTGGTAAGAATTTAGTAGAATATGATGCTCTTGGAGCAGTTTCCACTAACAACTATCTGGCAGAACCTTCTACTGGTAAGACATACTTCCCACTCACTAACGCATTCTTGGTTGGTGGTGATAGTTCTAGTGAAGATAACTTCGCAACATTACGTGTTTCTACAACAGATCTCGCGGTTGCTGATCAATCTGCTACCTATAGATTAGGTGGTCGCGTTGGTGTTAATACCAGCATTGGTCTGGATCCATCTACTGAACTCGATAAGAACTTCGTTGTTATCGGTGATTCCAGATTTACTGGAAACATGCTGATTCAGGATGACTTGAGTGTAGACGGTGGAGACATTAACTCTACTGCAGAAACATTCCAATTCCTCAAAGATAACGTTGACTTCTTTGTTGGTTTAAATCAAGCAGAATCAATTATTCTTGGTAACTCTACTCCAAATTCTCAATCGATCAGTATCGGTGATACAGTTAGTGGTTCTTCGACGCAAACTGTTAGAATTGGTTCTAATGCCGGAACAACTACTCTTAAAATTCATGAAAGAACAAGAAATGCTGTAGTTGATATTGCTTCTGCAGAAGATGATGTTACTAGTAACGCACAAATCCGAATTGGTGGTGCGGCACCTAACCTTGCTTCTACCACATATATTGGTACATATCAGACTAAACTTGCTGGTACACTTGAAGTTGCTTCTTTTGCTGGTACATCTTCTGCTCGTATCTTTACTCCGGCAGCTACACTTAATATTGGTGATGGTCAGTCAACAACTGCAGTAAAACTTGGAGTTAACGCTTCTCAAGTTACTATTGCATCGTTGGGTGGTAAGACTACTGTTAGAAACTCTCTTGATGTTCTCGCAAGTGCTACTGTTTATTCCAACCTTAAACTTGATGGTGGATTAAATGCTGGTATTGTTGAAATTGAGAGAGCAAGATTTGCAACTGCTGGTGCTGATCACATTGTTGGATCACTTGAAAATCCAAATGTTACATTCCTTAAGTTCTCACAAACAGGAAAAGTAATTGATACTGCTGGTGTTGGTCTCTGGGGTGGTCCTAATTTCTTACTTGGTGGTGGTCAGATTGCAAGTATTGACAATATTTCTCCAGTACAGAGTGCTGATTGGGTTGCTAACACCACGTATACTTTCATCGAAGCATCAGGCGGAACAGGTGAAGGTGGATTGTTTACAGTTCAAGTATTAAGTGATGGAACTGCCGTTGTTGAATTAGTATCTCCTGGTACTGGTTATAGCAATAATGATCTTCTTACTATTTCTGCTGCTACTTTAGGTAATCCCACCAGTAGTGATGATCTGACATTCCAGGTTGCTGGAGTTAATGCTTCTGGTAATCTTTATAACTTACCAATCACTCGACCATCGACACAAGATTTCCAGATTGGTGATTTGCTTCTCATTGATAGAGCAGATGCCTTATCTCCTGATAGTATTGATGGTAATGGTGTTACTGTACCGAAGGATCAAAGTCAAACAGAAATTGTTGAGGTTGTTGGACTAACTAACATCACCAACCCGAATGATCCTAATGGTTTCCGTATCTCGGTTTCTCGTGCTAATTCTGGTACGATCGCAAGAACAGATCACCCTGATGGATGTGTAATTAATAAGTTAGATAAGCAAATCAATGCTTCATTCATCACTGGATTTGACACCGATTATGACGGTGAATTAGATCCTGTATCAAGTGTACTTATCACTGACGGACAAATCCAGAAGATTGTTACTGACGGTACTGACATTGTTACTATTCATTGGCAGAGTGAAACAAACTCTACATTGAATATTGATTATGGTGAGTTTATCAGAATCTCCGGAACAAACGTAAGCGAACTGAATGGTGATTGGCCGGTACAATCAAGCATTGTTGGTAACAGCAGCACTGTTGAAATTAAACTTTCTAATACACTTGCTACTGCTGAATATCTCTGGTCTGATCAATCTGCAGGTGCAGAAATAAAACTTCAGAGTGCATCTGGTCTTCTTGCTGATACTGCTAATGTTCGTATTGGTATTTCTGAATTCGGTGGAGTCTTAACAACTAGTGACTACTTGCTTCTTACTAATACTGAGATTGTTAAAGTTGTTGAACTAGTATCCACAGACATTCAATCATTCATTGTTACTGATGGTGGTACACCAGAGTCTGTTAACTTCAAGATTGAATCTACAACTGGTAATACATTCGGTAGTGGAGATCTTAAGTTCGGTCAAGGATTTAACAAGTTAGTTGTTGATGGTCCTACAGGTAATACTGCTATTGCAGGAACACTTACTACCGAGAACACACTTACGATCAACGGTTCTACAATCGAAGGTCAAGAGTTCTTTACTATCACTAACGGTGGTCCTTCTTTCCTATCTGACGGAACAACGGTTGCAGTTCCATTCAGAACTACATTCCAAATTGATACCGCAACTGGTGATCTAACGATCAACGGTGGTGATATGAACTTCTTCGGAGTTGATGGAACTACTCCAAGACTTACCTTTGATAATTCTTCTGGAGACTTTGCTGTATATGGTTCGTTCTCTGCCCTTGGTACAGGAACAAGTACATTTGGTGGATCACTATCAATTGCTGGTGATGTTACGATTGAGGGTGGCGACCTAACTGTTAATTCTGGAGGAAGTCAATCCTTCGGTATTCGTGCTGATAGAGCAGTTACATTGGGCGGAATTTCTAACTACTTCTCACCTACAGGTGGTCGCAGATGGGATTATTCCGATTCCTTTGAAGTTCTTGCAGAAGCAAACGTAAATTACTTCTTGAATACCAGTCAGAACACGGTTGTTAAACTTCCTGAAAATGCACAATTGGGCGACATGATTAGGATTATAGATATTGGTGGTATCCTGACCTATAACTTATCACTTGTTGTTAGAGCACCAAGTAATGTTACGGTTCAGAATTCTTCTGATAACACAGGATCAGCAATGCTTTCTGGTAACTCGGCAAGTCTTGCTGGTTATAACGGCGGTGAACTTATTGTTCAAACACCTTATGCAGGATTTGCTCTTGTATATGCAGGAACATCTGATGCAGATGGCAACTCTGCTGTTTCAACCTCCAAATCTGGTTGGTATTTAATCGAAGTATAAACACATGCCTTTCTATCAAGAAACTAAAACTGCAAAAGGTGCCGTTATTGGCACCATATTGCCTTGGACTGGGGGATTGACATCAATCCCTTCGGGGTGGATTATTTGTGACGGACAAACTTTATCAGCTTCTGATTTTCCTTTGTTAGCACAGGCAATTGGAGATACTTATAATGCCGGTAGTAGTGATTTTGATGGTAATTTTCCTGGTTATTTGGGTAGCATTAAAATGCCTAACCTCAATGGTAAAACATTGATGGATATTGAATCAACGTATTTTGCAACTACTGCTGCTGGTGGTACTGGTCGTGCTGCGGATTTAGATCCAAAAGCATTAACAGTGATGGATCCAATTATTGGAACAAATGAAGATTCTGGGGTAACTACTATTTTTACAGATGTATTTGTTGATTTAGTTTTTAGTATTAACAATGACGATAGAACTGGATATGTAGGTAAAATTCGAGGAAATACATTAATTCCAGGTGAAGGGATTAAAACTCTCTATCTTGGACCCAGAAGATTAGGTAGAAAACATATTAAAAGACATAATCATCCAGGGTCATTAGAAACAATTAATAATAATAATCCTGGTAAACCAGGAAAGGGGGTAGTTCCTTATGATCCGATCTATTATACTCTCTTTGCTCATGGTATCGATAATGATGGCGATTTCACTGATCTTTCTGCTGATGAGCAGGGTGGTGTAGATGTTTATTTTGGTTGGACATCAACCGACTTTGGATGGGCAAATGACTCCCCAGCCGCAAACTCATCTGACGGATCAGGTAGTAATATTTCCGCTACCCGTGGTGGAGAGACATCAGATCTTTATGGTGGTATTGTAGCAGGTAGGTTATCATCTCCTGGTGGTAGTCCTACTGCTGGCATAACAGATACTTATACTTTAGAATGGCCAAATGATGCCAATATTCCAACCGGATTTGGTCAGGGTTCACCCGGCAAAATTGTTTCTAAAGCAGCATCAGAGCAACCTCCGATTAACATGAAACCTGCATATGCCACGAGATCGCCATTAAGTAGGAGATTTTTAACAACTCCTGCTAAAAGTACTGGAAAATATATTGCAGATAGTGTACCTTTCGGTGTTGGTGGAAATACTGTTAGTATTCCTGAAGGATTTAAAAACCATTATACTTTAAGCGATACTGTTGTTGGTGATACATTAGTAAGTAATCCTGGACTTAACTTTACTAGTGAAACTGCTAATGATAAAATATTTTCACACACTCACGATGAGTTTGAAGTTGTTTTTGATGGTAGTAGGATGAGACCACAAAGTAATCTTACTGCGTCGGTTACTATGCCAAATGTCACACTAGATAACACAGTAAATCAAAAAGCGTTGCAAATTGATTTTAATATTCAGCAACCAAGAGTCACGTCGATATACATTATCAGAGCATACTAAAATGGTAAAAAGAAATAACTACGCTCATAATAAATCCCATTGGGGTGGTATTCCTGGAACCATTCAGATGCATACTGTATCTGGATTAGGATTTAATAATGATCCAACCACTGCAGTATTTAAAGAGAGTATGCCAGCAGGATTCTTAAAATGTGACGGTACAATTAAAAATGCAAAAGATTTTTTACTGTTGTCGCAGATTCTTGGTGTGGGAGATGAATCAAGATTTAAGAAAGAAAATGTCAATTTAAGAAATGCAGATACCGAAACTAATGATTTGGGACAGTTCCAACTTCCTGATTTAGGATCAAAAGTAATTATTGGTAGTAGAGGATCTGGGGAATATTTTTCTACAACAGTAGAGGATGACCCTGGTATTAGTAAAGTTGGTGTTGAAGTTGATCCTATCTCAAATATTGGTGAGTCAGCATCGGTTAGTTACATCGGAAATATGGTAATTGGATCTGACATTGCTAATTTTAATGGTACTCCAAAATTTATTGTACCGAAAGACACTAGTGTATATTCTCTATCAATAGAAGAGTTTCAAGGACATTATCATAATGTTGCTGGTGATACCGG